AAACCAGTGGTTGTTGATCACGACATCTTTCCTGTTAGATATTATCAGGTATCAATGCCTGGTAATGATGAATTGAAAGATCTTTTTGTAGATAAGATTGTAGAAGATTCCAAAGAACTTATCACTCCTAAAGGATGGTTGACTGATAAGTTGAGAACTTCCTTTGACGGAGAACCTAAAGGAAAAGAGATATTTTTTGGTGAAGACGATACACTACAGAATGTATTAACAGCAAAATATAGTAAGTTAATTGGTGGTGTCTTTGATGCAAGATATAGAATAAAGATTGACGAGATATGGTATAATGTGTATATGAATGGTGAGTGGCAAGAAGAACATCATCATATTGGTGGTGGACTACATAACCCACACTTTTCTTGTATTCACTTTTTATCTTTTGATAAAACACGTCATGAACGTGTAGCATTTTCGGATCCTCTAGATCCACTTAGATGTTTAGGTCTTGAACTAGATAGAAACGATTATAGTGATAGACACTATCCAAATATCAATGAAGGTGACTTACTTATGTTCCCTTCATATCTAAAACATTTTGTAAAAAAGGGTATTCCAACACCAGATTATCCAAGAATTACAATAGCATTTAACTTTGAAGTTCTAGAATACGCTGGAGGCGGATATGATTAGAGTTTATGATGACTTTTTTACTAATGATGAAAATGATTTTGTCTTCCAGTATTGTCTAGATGCATCATATTATTATGGTGAGACAGACAATGATGATACTCCAGTTGTAGGATTAGTTCATGACATCTTTACATTCAAAGATGATGAACGAAACATTCCTGAAACCATCAGGTTCTTCGGTAGCATGCAGATGCGAGAGATGGAACCTAAAAAGTTTTTCGATCTTTTTGTGGATAAGATTCAAGAACAATATCCAGAGTGTACTAGAGATAAACTGGTAAGATTTTATATCAATATGTTTTCTCCACACGAGAATCCATATTACCACACTGATGCTGAAGCAAGTGCAAAGGCAATAACATTTTTATATTATCCACAACCAGATTGGACAGTTCAGATGAATGGTGAGACACAATTTGTAGTTGATGGTGATCTCTATGGTGTGGCACCAGTTCCTAATAGATTGGTTTCATTCGCTGCCGAGATTCCACATAGAGCAACTGCTATGAGAGATAATTATCGGTGGACTGTTGCTATTAAGTACGAAGATGTTGCCTAGATAATTTACATAAGTTAAACTCATGAATAAAATTGCTATTGTTGGTGCTGGAAATGCTGGATGTATTTCAGCACTTACTCTAAACTTTTTGAAAGAAACTGAAGCAGTAGATGAGATTGATGAGATTGTTATCTACCATGATCCTAATACTCCCATCGAGAGAGTAGGACAAGGTACAATTCTAACAATCAGGAACAATCTGTTTGAATGTTTAGATTTGAATTGGTATGATAAAAATAGTATCAAGGCAACAATCAAGGCAGGTATTCGTTACCTTGGATGGGGAAAAGAGAATCATGATTTTATGCACGCTTTTACCAGTGGTGGTATAGCATGTCACTATGTTCCAAAACTTTTGTCAAATGCGACACTAGAATCTGGTAAATTTACGGTAGTAGAGGGAGAGATTACTGACCCAGATAATGAGATTGATTCTGATTACATTATTGATTGTCGAGGAAAACCTAAACTAGATAAAAAATATGAGAGACTAACTAATCCTCTTAATACTGTTCTTTTGTCTAGGAAGGAACCATCAGATCCTAGATTGTTGTGGACTGATTGTATCGCAACTCCAAACGGTTGGACATTTGTTATCCCAAATCATGATAGTGTATCTTATGGATACCTTTACAATGATTCGATTACAACTAGAGAGGATGCAGAATCAGATTTCTGTGATTCTTTTGCTGTCGAGATTGATGGTGAACTTAGGTTTGATAACTATGTTGCTAAGAATATCTGGGCAAGTGATCGTAGAATCTTGAATGGTAATCGTTATTCATTCATTGAACCACTGGAAGCAACAGCATCTGGTATTCATAATGAAGTCGCAGAATCATTCTTTGACTTCTTGCTTGAAGAAAAAACAAAAGAAGAAGTCAACAAGTACATGTATAATAGAGTGAAACAAAATCAAGATTTCATTCTTATGCACTACGCGAATGGTTCTAAGTATGATACTCCTTTCTGGGATTATGCTAGAAGTTTAGAATATAGTGATAAGAAAAGTCTTCAAGCACAGTTGGATAGATGTAGGGAACTTCCTAAAATTATTGACTATGGTGAAATTGATGAAAAGTTTTTGTATGGTCAATGGGAACCACCTAGTTTTACATTCTGGGAAGATAAAGTTGGAGGACTATGAGAGCACTGAATGTATTTCCAGTAACAGTTTATCAAGATAAAATTGAACATAATGATTATTTGAAGCGAAAACTGATTCCTGGAATTATAGATTCTCTGCCAGAACTTGAGATTCCTGATAGTTGGGCAACTGATAATCTATTCACTTCATTTGATGGTGAACCAAAAGGAAAGGAAGTTGTAAAAAAACACGAACAACTAATCAAACAAGAGTGTAGCAATGCTATAAATTCTTTCTTTGATAGACCAACTGTATTTGAAATATCTGATAACGTATGGTATAATTACTATACGGAAGGTTCTTATCAGGAACTCCATGATCACATAGCATCACCGTTCAATCCCTTTCATTTCTCTTGTATCCTCTACTTATCTTACGATCATAGAGTTCATACACCTGCAGAGTTTCGTGATCCGATAGCACAACTGAGACCACATAGTGTTGTCTTTGATTCTGATTTTGTTTCAGAATACTTTGTACCAAGGGTAAGAGAAGGTGATCTATTGATGTTTCCTACTTATCTCCAGCATAGAATTATTCCGCAGAAAGTATCAGATATTCCTAGAATTACGTTATCATTTAACTTAAAAATTTTACGCTACGGGTGATGTGCCACCCTCTGAACCGTCCACTGGGTTGTCTAGTGGACGGTTCTCTGCTATAATATATCCATACTGAACAGGACACCCACTTGACCATCACCCTTCGCCCCCACCAGCAGCAGGCAGTTGATGCCATGCTGGCGCACGACAAAGGACAGGTCATCATCCCCACGGGTGGTGGTAAGACTATCTGTATGATCGAAGACGCTAAACAGCAATTCGATCAGGTTGGTTCTACAACCATTGTTGTTGTTGCTCCTCGTATTCTTCTTGCTAAGCAACTCTGCAAAGAGTTTCTGGAAGTTATCGACAATGCTGCTGTTTATCATGTTCACAGTGGTGAAACTGAGCACTTCAGCAGCACTAAACCTGCTCTGATTCACAACTGGCATCGGCAAGCATACCGTAACCAGATGATCTTCACCACTTATCATTCTCTGGAGAAGATTGTTCAGGCAGGTATCAGTATTGATACGATTTACTTTGATGAAGCACACAACTCCGTTCAGCGTAACTTCTTTGTGCCTACTGAATTTTACAGTCGGCACGCTCGTCGTTGCTATTTTTTTACTGCAACTCCTAAGCACTCAGTCACTCCTAAAAAACCTGGGATGAACGATTCCCGTGTTTATGGTCAGGTCATTTGTAATGTTCCTGCCCCTAAACTTGTGGAGCAGGGTTACATTCTCCCCCCTGTTGTTCGTCTGACTCAGTTGCCTCAGGGTGATTTCAAGCAATCTGATTCTCAGAATCTGCTTGATACCATTGATGATAACACTGCAGACAAGATTCTGATTGCTGCTCGTTCTACGAAGCAGATTGTCCGTCTTGTTTCTCAGTCTGACTTCACTTTCCAACTGGAACAGCGTGGTTACAACTGGATGTATATCACATCCAAGACTGGTGCAATCATCAACGGTCAGAAAGTTACCCGTGAGCAGTTCTTCAATACGTTGAACGCTTGGGGTCGCGATAACAAGAAGTTTGTTATCATGCACCACTCCATCCTCTCTGAGGGTATCAACGTCAAAGGTCTTGATGCAGTCCTGTTTATGCGAAACATGGACTACATTGGTATCTCCCAGTCAATCGGGCGTGTAATCCGTCTGGGAGGTGCTCAGAAGACCTTTGGTCTTGTGTGTGTTCCTGTTGCTGATAAAGTGGGTATCAGCACCGCTAGGAGCGTTCAGGCAGTTGTTAATACTGTCTTTGAACAAGGTGAACCCGCTGTTTCCATCATCCGTCGTTAATCATGAAAGTCAAAGTTCAACTCTTCAAAGCAGGCAAAGTCTTCAATGAAGTTGTCATCGCTACTGACTATCAAGATGCTCGCCAGGTAGCACTTGCTCGCAATCCTGGTGCAACCGTTGTAAGTGTCACTGCTGTTTTTTAATGGGATTTCTAAAACCTTTCATTCCTCGTCCTTCTATTCTTGATGAAAAACCTAAAGATCCTTTGGGTTATGTGACTAATGATGGAATGTGGGCAGCAGTTCCACTTGGGAATACCAGAAAGTTTGTCATTATACATAATGGCAGTCAAGTAAAGGTGTTAAACACTTACAAACAATCTGTTGATTTTATCAACAACCAACGGAAAACCACTAAAAAGAAGTCACGCAAATGACCGATAAACACGAAAAACGACGCGATGCTCTGGGATTATTCTATGAGAGTGTTCTAAAACCAGATCATCAACTTCGCGAATGTGCTCACAATCAAGAGTGTTATCATGAGTTGATGGAGTGGAGAACTGAGATTATTTCGTATCTTGATAATCGCAGGAATGAGGAGTTCCACTAATGGACTCTCACATAATCCTTTGGGGGATATTCGCAGCAGTAGCATATGTCATCGTAACTGATGAACGTGCTGCTGCTTTTTTTGTGTATGCATTTAGGTTAGTATCTACTAACATTAGACGCCACTGGTGGTGGTTGACTAACAATCCACGCAATCCTGTGGTAAAATATATGATATACCGTCGTTCATTGCGAATTGCTAAGGAATTGATGGTAGAAATAAATAAAGACAAAGAAGCATAAACTTATGTTATCTACGCAATATCGTCTTCGGTTAGAGTTCATTTGTAAATGTATTGCTAACGGAGAAGAGGTAAAACTTGATGATATGATTTGGGCAGAAAAATTGTCTAAAGCAAATACTTCTGCTCGTGAAATGCTCAAAAAAGCACGTCGTGCTGCTGCTAATCCTGATATTCAGGAAGGTAGTATGGACGATTTTATGAATAAGATGGGATTAGGTGACCCCGACCCATCTAATCATAAAACGGGGTTTGACGGTGCAGATGAAATTGTTGATTGGTTTCAACGTGATAAACCCGATGATTGGAGACAACGTGACTGAAAAGATTACTCCTGAAACATATGAAAAGATGAACGAAGAGTTTATTGAAGAAGGTCTTGCTTTTAGAATTATAGTTCCCACTCAAGAACAGATTGACAACTGGATTGAAAGGAGTAATGA